AGCCCGTCCCGGGCGACACGGTGGAGGTGGCCGGCGAGGCCTGGGAGGTCCGGGCCAGGCCCGGCCAGCCGTTTGTCCTGCGCCACTCCTGGCCGTTTTGGATCCTGTCCTGCCGCCGTGAGACCCGGCCGGTGCCCGGAGGCGGGCGGTGAGGTTCCGGCTCGACCCCAAGCCGCTCCTCGAGGGCGCGGAGGAATACGGCGGCCAGGCGAAAAACCTGCCTCGGGCCATCCGCTCGGCCCTCGGGTCCGTGGGCTGGCTGGTCAAGAACAAGCTCTATGCCGCAACAGGCAAGATGCCTCCGCTCAACCCGCATTCCGCCGTTCTGACCCTGGCCATGGCCCGGGCCGCCTCCGGCAAGGGCGGCGGCTGGGTCTACAAGTTCACGGGCCGGGGCAAGAACCGCAAGCGGGTCAAGTATTTCACGCGCGTGGGTTCGGCCAGCCGCGGCACGGGGGGCGCCACGGACACCCCGCCGTTTCGCCGGGCCCGCAACGCCATCCGCTACCGGGTCCGCGAGGACGGGGCGGTCCAGATCGGTTTTTTGCGCGGCGGCCGGCTCATATGGGGCCTGTCCCGGTCCATCGCCGAGCAGGCCGAACCCCTTGCCGAAACCATCACGCCCAAGATGCGGCGGTTCTTTTTCGCCGCCGGCCTGCCGCTCAAGGACGCGACCCGGACCCTGTTCCGGCCGGCCCGGCCCTGGCTGGAACCGGTCCTGGAGCAAAACGGCCAGCTGATCCGCGCCACCTTCGCCACCAAGTTCTTCGAGGCATTGGCCCGCTATGCCGCCGGATCGGGGAGGACAGCATGAACACGGTGGAGCTCCTGACCGAACTGGTCAGACGGCTGCAGGAGCATGCGGCCCTGCAGGCCTGGGTCTGGGAAACCTACGGCAAGCCCCTGTCCATCGTTCTGGACATGGACCCGGAAAATCCGCCTCCGCCCGAGGTCTACCCCCTGGCCGCCGTCCTCCTGGACGAGCACGCCCGGCAGAACACGGTGCGGGGACAGGAATGGCACCTCGTCCTGGGCCTGTGCCTGTCCGACACAGAGCGGGTGCTCGTGGCCGGGCTGGAGGTCCCGGCCGGGGTCCTGCGCATCGAGCGGTTCCGGGAGCTGGCCGAGGAAGCCCTCATGGCCCCGGGCATCGGCAAAGTGGAAGCCAGCGGCAGCGTGGAGAAGGAGGCGTTCCACCCGCACTATGCCGCCGCGTCGGCCATCACCATCACCAACAAGTAAAAGGAGGCCATCATGGCGGGCATTCTGTTCGCTGGCGACCTGTACCTCGACCGTTTCGACGAGAACGGCAACTCCACCGGCCTGGTCCAGGTCGGCAACGCCACCATGTTCAAGATTACCGAGTCGAGCGACATCAAGACGCGCCCCTCGCGCATGAAGGCGACTTACGGCCAGCCGCTGGACACCGTGGCCGTGCACAAGCCGGCGGAGCTGGAAATTTCGGTGGACGAGCTCGACAAGGCCAACCTGGCCCTGGCCCTGCTCGGCAAGGACGCGGCCCTGGCCGTCCAGGCGTCCGCCAACCAGACCAAGACCTTCGACATGGCGGCCGTGGAAAAAGGCGTCTGGCTGGAGCTCGGCAGGTTTCCCATTGACGCGGCCGGTGTCACAGTCACCGACGGCGCCGAACCTCCGGCGGCCGTGGCCCCGTCCAAATACGAGATCAACGCCGACCTGGGCATGATCAAGTTCGCCGAGGACGCCCCGAACGCGGGCAACGTCACGGTCACCTTCGACGTCCTGGCCGCGTCCGGCTTCACCATCGACGGCTCGGCCCGGCCGACCATCAAGGCCCGGGCCATCCTCGACGGCGTCAACCTGGCCGACCAGGCCCGGTGCAAGGTCGAGGTCTACGAGGCCGTGCTCACGCCGTCCTCGGCCGTCGACTTCCTGGCCGCGGAATTCGGCTCGGTCGGTTTCAAGGGCAACACCAACACGCCCGCCGGCAAGACAGCGCCCTACGTCGTCACCTACCTGCGAATCGCGGCCTAGCCGGAGGGCACCATGCGCGCATCCAAAACCATCCATATCGGCGGCGACAGCGAAGCCGGCCGGGACGTCGAGGTCCGTGAGATGTCCGTGGACCAGCTTCTGGCCGCGCCGACGGTCCTGGGCCTGGTCTGCTCCGGTCAGGCCGACGCCCTGGTCCTGACCCTGCTCATGGACCAGGATTCGGCCCTGGCCAAGACGCTGTTGCCCGACATGTCGAGCCTTGGACCGGATATCAGGGCCATCGGCGGCGAGGGCCTGCTGGACGTCCTGGCCGCCTGGGCCGAGGTGAACACGGCTTTTTTCGGCAAGCTCCGGAGCGTGTGGGACAAGGTCAACGCCCCGGGAAACGCCGCCGCACCGCCCGTTCCGACCCCGGTCCCGAAGGAGCAGGCGGCCTAGACGTCCTGGCCCGGGCCGTGGACCGCCTCCTGGGGCGCGGCCACGGCCCGGCCGTCTACGGCTACGGCCTGTCCTGGTTCATGCGTTGCCTGCGGGCGGCGGACGCGGCCGACGCCGAAGCGGCCGCGTCCGATGCGGTCCGGCAGCGGCTCGAACGGGCCGCACGCGTGGTCGACCTCGTCATCGCCTGCCGCGGCGACAAGCAGGCAGTAGACAACCATCTGGACAGACTGACCAAGGAGTGAACGTGGCGCCGACCAGTCTCGACATCCTCATTAAGGCCCAAGACGATGCCTCGGCGGTCCTGGAATCGATCCAGGGCCGTATCAAGGGACTCGGAAACGAAGGCCCGGCCGCGTTCTCCAAAATCGAGGCCTCGGCCGAGGCCGTCCGCACCCGGGTCACGGGACTCTACACGGCGGCCGTGGCCCTGGTCGGTGCCTTTGCCTCGTCCAAGCTCCTGGCCGTGCCGGCCCAGTTCGAGAGCATTTCCGCGCAGCTCGAAACCGTGACCAAGTCGAGCGCCAAGGCAGAGGAGGGCATGGCCTGGGTCACGGACTTCGCGGCCAGGACGCCTTACGAGCTGGACAAGGTGGCCAATGCCTTTGCCAAGCTCTCCTCCTACGGCTTTGATCCGATAGCTATCCTGGAGCCCATCGGCAACGCGGCCAGCGGCATGCAAAAAGACCTGGACCAGGCGGTCGAGGCCTTTGCCGACGCCACGCGCGGCGAGTTCGAGCGGCTCAAGGAGTTTGGCATCAACGCCTCGACCGTCGGCAACCAGGTCACGTTGACCTGGATGCAAGGCGGTCAGCAGATGGAGAAAACCATCACCAAAAACGCCGAAAATATCGGCGCGGCCCTTTCTGGCATCTGGACCGACCTGTTCGCCGGCGGCATGGACCGGCAGATGGAGACTTTCACCGGCCGCCTCTCCAATCTCCTGGACACGGTGACACGGAGCATCCAGCGGTTCTCCGGGGCCGGCCTGTTTGAGTCTGTCAAGGCCAAGATCACGGAGGTAACGACTGCACTCCAGGGGTTAGAAAAATCTGGAAAGTTGGAAGAGTGGGGTCGGGCTACTACTGAGCAGTTGCAAAAAGTGTGGGAGCTGCTGAAGACCGTTGGCACCCATGCAGTCGATTTCATGAGCAAGTGGGGAAAGCTACTGGTTGTGGTGGCTGGCGTGACCGCTTTTGCCAAAGCGCAGGCGGCTTTGGTGCAATTGGTTTCGATTTTAGCAAAAACCAGACTTGGGCTTGTTGGGATTTTTCTGGCTATTCCTGAAATGGTGGACTTTCTTTCCGATCTTGGCGCCAAACTCTATGCGCTCTATGTACCGTGGTCCAACGTGTATAAGCTGACAAAACAATCGGAAGAAAGTCAGCGTCAAGCAAATGAAACTAACAAAAAAGCCATAGCGTTGCTTAATCAGTATGCGGAAGCCCAAGGTGTCACTGTTTCAAGTGTCGAAGATTTTCGTAGGAAGGTCGCGGACGGCACCATAGACCTGCGATATCACGCCGGGCAGGTTGGTGTGACGGGCACAGCTTTCAAGGCCCTGTCCGCCGAGATCAAAAAGGCCGGCGAGGCGGGGAGCGCCTATGTGGCCCAAGTGGCGGACCGCTACGACCAGGCCGGCAAAGAGGCCAAGGCCCTGGCCGCCACCGAAGGCGCGGCCGCGGCCGCCGGTCTGGCCGCCCAGAAGGACAAGTACGAGGCCGTGGTGGCCGTGGCCAAATCCGTGGCCGCCGCCCAGATCCAGGCGGTCAACGAGTCGGCCGCCAACGAAACCCAAAAGGCGAGCCTGCGCAAACAGGTGGAGCAGGACCTGCAAAAGGCCAAGGCCGACGCCCTCAAGGATTGGCTCGACGCCCTGAAATCAGGCCTGGACGAGGCCCTGGCCCAGGAGAAACGCTACGCGGAGGAGGCGCGAAACGCCCACAAGACCACCGAGGAGAAGATCCGGGACCTCAAGCGCCAGACTATGACCGAGTCGGCCGCCTACTACGACCAGGTGGCCGAGGCGCGCCAGAAGCTGGCCGCGGCCGAGGCCGAGGCGGCCAAGGGCACCAGCGAGGGCTACGACAACGCCATGAAGCTGGCCAAGGAGGCCCAGGACCAGTTCGCGGCCACGGCCGGCGCGGGCAAGGACATCGTGGGCAACGCCCAGGCCGTCCAGACGGCCATGGACGGGGTGGCCGCCGCCGGCGGCGTCTGGGAACAGGCGGCCCAAAACGGGAAAGACGCCTGGGCCGAGGCGGCCAAGTCCCTGAAGGAGCAGATCCAGGAGGCCAAGGCCGCCCTGGCCGAACTGCAAAAGCAGCCGCTTTCCCTGTCCGTGGATGTGGACACCTCCACGGTGGACAAGGCGCTGGCCGACCTGTCCACCCGGCGCACCGACTCGAAGCACACCGTGGACCCGGACACCCGCGACGCGCAAAAGGCCATCACGGACCTGGAGCAGCCCACCTCCAGCACGCACACCGTCTACGTCCGGAAAGTCGACGAGTACGCGGCCGGCGGCGTGGCCCGAAGCGTGCCGGCCATGGTCATGCCCGGCGAGGTGGTGGTGGACCCGGACGCGGCCCGGCGGCACGGGCCCTTGCTCCATGCCATCAATTCCATGTCCCTGGCCCGGGAGGCCGTGGCTCGGTTCGCGGACGGCGGCGGGGTCTTCCGGCCGTTTCGGCGCGGGCTGGTCCCCGGCGTCGGGGACGAGGATTCCGAGCCGGTCCTTCTCGACGAGGGCGCCTTCGTGGTCCGCAAGGCCGCCGTCAGGCATTACGGCAGCGGCCTGCTCGACGCCATCCAGCACAGCCGCCTGCCGGCCGGCGTCCAGGCCTTCGCCTCGGGCGGCCCGGTCCTGCCCGACTGGCTGCGGCGGCTCCGGTCCGGCACGCCGTCCGTCCCGGCCCCGGCCGTCTCGGACGGTGCACCGCCCCCCGCCGTCCCGACGCCGTTGTCCGTTTCCCAGGCCGCGCCGGCCGCCTTCCAGGGTCTGGCGTCCCCCCTGGCCGCGCCGGTCGGCTTTTCCGCGCGCGGCGCGGCCTCGGTTGCCCGGCTGGACGCCATCCGCCAGTCCGCTGGCGTCCGTTTTGCCGGCGGCGGCAGCCTGGACGAACAGCTTGCCGATATCGCGCTCGAACGCAAGCGGACCAAGGAGGACTACGCCAAGGCCGTCGCAAGCGCCCAGGGCGACCATGACGACGACCTGGCCAAGTTGCTCAAGCAGGAGCAGGAGGACCTGGACAAGATCGCCGCCGATCTGGCCGAACAGCTCTCCGACCTGCAAGCCGCCTGGGAGGAGGCCCAGGCGGACTACGCCACGGCCCTGGACGAGGCGAAGGCCGCGTACAACGACGCCGTGGCCGAGGCCAAGGAGGAGTGGGAGGACCAGAAGGCGGACCTCCAGGACGCCCTGGACGAGGCCCAGGCGGCCTATGACGACTGGAAGAAAAAAGGCGAAGAGGAGCATCCCGGCTACACCAAGACCACGGCGTCCCGGAACCAGACCGGTTTTGTGCCCGGCGGCGGCCTGTCCGGCACCAAGACGGTCCTGACCAAGGACTATACCGACGCCGCGAAAAAGGCCCTGGCCGACTACGAGGCCGAAGGCAAGGAGGTCAAGGACGCGCTCCAGACGGCCCGGTCGGACCTCAACGCCATGGTTGCCTTCGCGGTTCCGGCGGATGTCACCAAAGCGTTCACCGATGCCAAGACCACAGCCGTCGCCGACATGCTGGCGGCCCGGGACACCTTCGCCACCGGCATGGGCGACGCCCGGGACAAGGCCGCGACCGACACCCAGGCCACCCGGGACCAGTCCGATGCGGACAAGGCCGAACTGGACCGGAAGCTGGCCGACCAGCTCGCGGACCTGCAATCCGATTTCGACCGGGCCATGGAGGACCTCGACATCGAGGAGTCGCGGGCCCGGGCCGACGCCGACGGCGATGCGGAAAAGCGGTACAGCATTTCCGGGTTTTCCCAGTGGCTGCGTGACGGCGGCCCGGTGGCGGCCCTGGCCCGTGTCCGCCGGCTGGCGGAAGGCGGGGTGGCGTCGCTTCTCGGCAGGCTGCCCCGTTTCGCCGGCGGCGGGGCCGTGCCCATGCCGCCCGGGGCCGTGGCCGGGGAGGACAGCGTACTGGCCGCCCTCACCCCCGGCGAGGGCGTCATCCGGGCCGAGGCCATGGCCCGGATCCTCTCCCGAAAGGCCCTCGACGCCCTGAACTCCCTGGACCTCGACGGCTTCCTCGGCGCGCTGCCAACCCATCGGTTCAACGCCGGCGGCGTGGTCCCGGGCGGCGACCTAGCCTCCGTGTCCCGGCTGGCCGGGGAGGGCGGCCCGGCCCCGGCCGGCGGCTACGAAGCCACGCTCCACCTCGATGTCGCCGGCAAATCCTTCGAGACCCGCGTCACCCAGGCCACGGCCGACGCCCTGGCCCGGCAGCTCCGGCGCCTCAGCGTGAGCATGAAATGATCACTCTCGACACCCTGCCCCTGCCGGATGGCTGCCTCTGGCAAAACGAGTTCGATTTCCTGCCCGTGGCCACGGTGGTGGCCCGGACCCTGACCGGCCGGCTGACCATATCGGAGACCGCCCTGGCCGCCGGCCGGCCCATCGACCTCGGCGGAGAGGACGCCTGGATCGCCCGGAGCCTGGTGCTCACGCTTTACGGCTGGGCCGGCACCCCGGGCTGGCGGGCCACCCTGACGCTCCACGACGGCCGCCGGTTCCGGGTCCGGTTCCGGACCCAGGAGGAAAAGGCCGTGGAGGCGGTGCCGCTTCGCGGGGTGGCCGATCCCGGCTCGGACGAGTTGTACCAGCTTCTGGCCCTGCGCCTGGAGACCGCATGAGCGCGCAAACCCTGCTCGTCACCGTCGGGCCGGACGCGTCCTGTCCGTCCGCCCTGCTGGAGTTCCCGCCCCAGGACGTGGACCCGGGCGAAGCCGTCACCATCCGCATATGGGCGCCCTCGCCGCAGCTGCTGGCCGGCTACCGGCTGGACGCCGGCCTGGCTTCCCTCGGCCCGGGCCGGCCGAACGCCTGGCCCGGCCAGACCACGTGCAAGTATTTCGACTACGCCGGCGACAACGGGCCCCAGCAGTTCGACTATCCGATCCTGGCCCTGTCCCGGGTCCTGGCCTTCTCGCCGCTCTACGGCCTGTCCGCCACGGGCAGGGTGACGACGCTGGCCCCGGCCGGTGCCGACGTGTCGTCCCTGTTCCGCCGGCACGGCTATTCCTGCCTGGCGCCCGCGGCCGGCCTGCCCGCCCTGTACGGCACGGTCCACGCCGTGGGGGAGCGGTCCCCGTACTGCCTGGAGTGGGCCTGGACCGCGCCGGCCGAACCGCGCGGAGCCCAATGGTTCTTCCTGCGCGAGAACGGAAAGCTGACGCATCGCTTCAGCCTGACTCTGTCCGAGGATCCGCCGGACACGTCGGTCTGCTACACCGACGTCAAGATCCGGGTCATCGACCGCCGCACGGCCGGAGCCGTACCCGGGGCCGACGTCTGGCTGAACGGGGCCTACCTCGGCCAGACCGACGAGCGCTACGGCTACGTCAAGGCCCTGCGCACCCTGTCCGGCACCTGGCCGGTCCGGGTGGGACACCCCGATTTCACGGCCACCGAAGCCGACGGCTACACCGACAACGACAGTGTCGTCATCAAGCCATCCGGCGGCGAGGTACGGGTCAAGATCGGGGGCTACGCATGACCGTGCAGACCCTGATCGTGCCGTTCGCCTCAGGCCGGACAAACGGCGAAAACGGCGGCGTAAAGATCGATGTGCCGGCCACGTCCGTGGACCCGGGCGAGGTGGTGCCGATCTACCTGTGGGGCGTCTCCGCCGACGCCTTGGAGGGCTACGCCCTGGCCCAGGGCGCGGACAGCCTCGGCGGGGGAACCCTGCGCCAGTACCCGGGCCAGACCGAGGCCCGGCTCTTTGACCTGGACGGCTCGGGCGGCCTCAAGGCCTTCACTTGGCCCGTGCTCCGGCTCCTGTCCGTCGCGGCCGTCGGGCCCTGCTTCGTGGTGGACGGCAAGGACGTGTCGCTGGTGGCCCTGCCCGGAGAGGACGTGACCCGCCACTTCCGCCTGTCCGGCAACGCCCTGGCCCCGGCCGTGGATTCGGCTGTCGGGGGAAAGCTCTGCGGCTCGGTCCGGGCCACGGCCGCCCGGTCCCCGTGGTGCCGGGAGTGGTCCTGGACCGTCCCGGACGAACCCCTGGCCGGCCTGCCGGACATCCTTTGCCCGGGCACGGACGAGGCCCGCGACGAAACGAGCTACTGGTTTTTCCTGCTGCGATGGGGCGTGCTGGCGGAGGAGTTTTCCCTGGCTCTGGCCTGGACGGATTCGTACCGCGAGAAAAAAAGCCCTTACGGTTTGGTTTTTTGTGTGGACACCACCGCTTCGATGATTCCGACCATCGAAGCGGTGCGTGAAGCCCTTGGCGCTTTTCTCAACGAAACGGGCACGGTTTCCGTGGACATCGGCGTGGTGACATTCGGCGACGAAGTCCCCTATCGCCTCAAGCTGGACATCACGCATGACATTGCCGGCGTGTCCACATTCATTGACGCCCTGAGTGTTGAGGGCGGGGAAGATAGTGAGGAGAATCAACTTGATGCCATACGTACCGCGACAACAATGTTCGATGGCTACAAAAAAAGAATAATCTGTCTGATTACTGACGTTGATTATCATGTCGCCGGCGACGGCGGTAATTCATTGACAGAATCAACCCCTGAAATTGTCAATTCAGAACTTGCGCAGAGCGAGGCCAGATTGTTCGTTTGCTGCCCGGAAATATATCTCCACGAGCAGGCCTATCTTGTGCCCCATCCATACGATCGCTTGGATATGAAATGGATAGGGGACCTGTCGGATATCATGATTGTTCTGACCAACAACCTGGTCCGTGAACTGGAGGCCCTGTGATCGACCCATCCGAACTCGTTATCCGCTACAGCGCCCAGCGCACCGACACCGCGACCAACGGCGGCCGGATGTCCCCGAACGCCGTCGCCAGCAATGTGTCCCGCAACTTCCTGCGCGACTGGACCCTGGCCGAAGTGGCCGCCGGCGCGACGCAGTTCCGCAAGTTCTTCCTGCACGTCGCCAACCCCGACCGCCTGCCCCTGACCCAGGCCGGCCTCCACCTCCTCGGCCCGTCCTCGGCCGCGGACCGGGTTACCCTTTTCGCCGGCGCGGTATGGGAGACGGCGGCCAATCTGCCGGCCACGCCCACGGAATACGGCGCGAGCCTGCTCCAGGCCCCGGCCGCCGCCGGCGCGACCACCCTGGCCGTGGTCCTCGAAGACGCGTCCGAGGCCATCTTCCGCACCGGCGACCAGATCTACGTCGGCAACGCGGACGCCGGCGAGTACCACGACAACGTCGCGGTCACCGTGGCCGGCGGGGTGGCCACCCTCACGCTGGCCGCCGGCGACATGCTGTCCCGCGAGTACCCGGCCGGGACCGGCATCGCCTCGGTCCTGCCCTTTGGCGACATCGCGGCCGTCGCCACGGTCCCCACCGTCATCTCTTCGGGCGGAGCCGTGGACGCGGCCAGGATATTGCCGGACGCCATCGGCGGCATCGACCAGACCGTGACCCTGACCTTCACCTCGACCACGGGCTTCTCGGCGGTTTCCGACGTTCTCGGCAACCTGGGGGCAGGCTCCATCACGGCGGATTTCTCGCCGATCAATGCCGATTTCGGCCATCCCCTGTTTACGGTCCAGGCCGCGGCCTGGTCCGGGGCGTTTGCGGCCGGCAACGTGGTGACGGTTGTGACCGAGGCGGCGGCAAAGGCGTTCTGGATTAAGGGCGTCCTGCCGGCAGGCGCGGCCGCGTCCGGCACGGACGCCTTTGCGCTCAAGGCCATCGGCGGCAGCAACTAGGAGGCTGACATGGCGGCTACCACCACGCTCTACGACTCCATCTGGACGACCCTGCTCGGACCCGGCGGCGACTGGATGTCGTCCGAAGTCAAGCTGGCCCTGCTGGGCAACACCTATGTCCCGGATACGAGCGCCGCGACCTTCGCCAGCGTCGCGGCCCATGAGGTCGCCGGCACGAACTACCCGGCCGGCGGCAGGCCTTTGACCGGCAAGGCCCTGTCCCGGACCGGCTCGACCACCTTTCTCGATGCGGCTTCCCTGACATTCCCGGCCCTGACCGCCACCTTCCGCTACGGCGTCCTCTACGTGGCCGGCACGGTGGACGGGGTGGTCGATCCGCTGCTGGCCTGCATCCAACTGGATACGGTGGAGGTGGCCCTGACGGCCAAGGACTATCCCATCGAGTGGCAAGAGGGGCACATTGTCAGAATGAGCGGCGTCGAGAGTTGATGCATGGCGTCCGCGACATTCTTTCCGGCCGTGTCCACGGACAACGGCTATGCCAACAACACCGGGGAGTATTTCCCTGCCGGCTACAACCAGTCGTATCTGGAGACCGGACGTTACACCTCCAACAACGACCGGACGTGGCTGCGGTTTTCCCTGACCGGCCTGGCGCCCGGGGCCACCATCCTCGCGGCCTCCCTGCGCCTGACCGCCTACGACACGCGGTCGTCGGCCACGGCCGTGGCCCGGATCGCGGCCGTGGCCGCCGACAACCCGGCCGCCCCGACCTCGGCCTCGGCCTGCATGGCCCTGGCCACGGGAACGGCGATCATCGATTGGACCATGCCGGCCATGGTGGACGGCACGGTCTACCAGACGCCGGACCTCGCGGCCGTGGTCCAGGAGTTTGTCGGCCGCCCCGGCTATGCGGCCGGCGCGCATCTGCTCCTGGTGCTGACCGGCGGCCTGGGGTCCGTCGACGCCTACCGCCGTTTTTCCACCCTGGGCTACAACGGCGGGGCGGAAAAGCCCGGGCTGGCAATCGAATGGAGCACCGGGGCGGAAGCGGCGAGGTGCGAAGCCGCCGGCGTTCCTCCGGTCATCTTTTTGGCCCTGGCTTCCGCCGCAGCCGCGCAGGCCGCCGGCGTTCCCCCACTTTCGCCCCGCGTCGTCCGCGCCTGGGCCGCCCGCCACCGGGTGCCGGTCGGCCGGACCTGGGCCGGCCGGCATCTGGCTCCGGGCCTGTCGGCCGTCTGGACGGCCCGGCACACCGTGCCCGGATGGGTCTCCCGCGCCTGGACCGGACGCCACGCTATCCCCGGGCGGGTGTCGCGCGTGTGGGCCGCCCGCCACGCGGTCCTGGCCGGCAATCCCGTGGCCGCCGTCTGGCAGGCCCGGCACCAGGTCCCGTCCGACGACGTGGCCGTGTACCGGCCGGCCGTCTGGTCGGCCGTGCTGGATGGCGGTACGGCCCTGGACCTGCTGGCCGCCACCATTTCCGGCGACCGCGATTCCTACGCCTGGACCTGCGACCTGACCCTGCCGGGCGAAGCCGAGTGGCGGGCCTGCGCCCCGGGCCGCCGGCTGAGCCTGACCCTGTCGGGCCAGCGGTTCGAGCTGCTCATCGAGGGCAGGGCAGGGGACCGGTCCCCGGGCGGGGCGACCTGGACGGCCACGGCCCGGACCCTCACCTGCCTTCTCGGCGAACCCTATGCCGCCGGCCTCACCCAGTCCTGGCCCGAGACCACGGCCCGGCAGGCGGCGCACGGGCTCGCCGCCCTGGCCGGCCTGTCGCTTACCTGGTCGGTCTGCGACTGGGTCCTGCCGGCCGGGCTGCTGACGGCCGAAAACGAGACGCCGGCCGCCGTGCTGGCCCGGATCGCGGCGGCCTGCGGGGCGTGCCTCCAGCCGGACCCGACCGGCGGCCTGCGCGTGGCCTACCGCTACCCGGTCGGAGTCACCGAATACGGCGCCACCGCGCCCCGGGCGGTGCTGTCGGCCGATGCGGACGTGCTGACCCTGTCCGAGACCTTTTCCCCGCAGCCCGGCTACGACGCGGTGACCGTGGTCGACAACCAGGCCACGATCACCGCGCCCGAGCCACTGCTCGCCTTCGAGCTGGACGACACCCGCAACGCCGGCCGCACCACATTCCCGCCCGGAGAGCCGGTCTACATCCGGGTCTACCACGAGGCCGCCTACGCCCTGCGGGCCACCTCGGGCCGCCTGGAGCGGGTAGCCGTCGGCGAGACCGAGTCCGTCACCGAAACCGTGCCCTTCGACGGCGTGGACACGGCCAGCCTGGGCAGGCTGGTGGCGGCCGTGGACACCGTGACCTGGTTCGGCCCCAACCTGGGCCGGCTGGTCCCGGCCGGCAGCTCGAACGTGGTCCTTCCCGGCGGAGCCGGTTTTTCCGTGGCCGTGGTCACCTACCGGACCCGCTACGACGTCCACAAGCTGGTGCCGGCCGCCCTGGCCGAAACCTTTCCAGTGTTACTTGAACTTTCGGAGGTGGAGGCATGAGACTGACGGTCACGCGGGGTTCCGGCGCATCGCCGGCCCCGGAGGAGCTGACCCTGGAACTGGCCTGCTCCCAGGCCCCGGCCACCCAGGCCGGCCGCAACTATCTGGACGAGACCGGCCAGGACACGGCCGAAATGGAACTGGCCTGCCGGCCGCCCACGTCGGTGGGCGTGGTTTTGCCGGGAAGCGTGGTGGCCGTGGACGATCCCAAGACATACGCCTCCTGGCGCGGCCTGGTCACGGGCTTTTCCGTGGCCCTGGCCGTGGACGCGTCCGGAGCTGCCGCCATCACCCAGACCCTGGTCGTGGACCGGCCCCTTTATGGGTAACGCCCTGGCCGAATTGCGCAAGCTGGTGGCCCCGGCCTCCCGCCGGCGGACGGCCACGGTGGTGCGGCTCCTGCCTGGCGGCAAAGTGGAGCTGTCCGTGGCCGGCGACACCTCCGGGCAGGCGGCGGACGGCGCCACGGCCGCCCGGCCGGTGGTCTACTGCGGCGTGGTCGTGGCCGCCGGCGACCGGGTCCTGGTCGAAGGCGACCGGGTTGTGTCCAGAATCATGCGGGAAACCGAGCAGACTGTGAGGATCGTATGAAAGGACCGTTTGTCGGCGACGTGGGCACGGAACTGCTGCTCGACACCCTGACCGACCTGGCCGGGGCCACGATCCGATTGGCCGTACGCAAGCCCGATGGGACACGGGCCGAATGGGACGCGGAGGCGTACCCCGCCGCCGGCGCGGGCGTAGTGCGCCACACCGTCCGTCCCGGCGAGTTCGACGGGCCGGGCGTCTACCAGGTCCAGCCCCTGGTCGAGAAGGCGGACGGTTCCTTTTCCCTCCACGGCTGGCCGTTCTCGTTCCGGGTCTTTCCCCTCATCTGAAAACGCATCCAACAGAAAAAGGAGTCGCCATGGGATTTTTCACCACTGCCGGCAAGAACCTGGCTCTGGATTCGGGACTGCCGGACGAGCTCTACGCGGCCCTGCATAACGCGGCCCCCGGGGCGGACGGATCGGCCCACGAGCTTGCCGGCGGCGCTCCGGCCTATGCGCGTTGCCCGGTCGTCATGGCGCCCGCCGCCGGTGGCGCCCGGTCCATGGCCGCGCCCGCCGTCTTCGACGTGCCGCCCGGCGACGTGGCCTTCGCCTCCCTGTGGACCGCGCCTGCGGGCGGGGTGTGCGTGGCCCTCGACGATCTGGCCGTCGAGGCGTTCGCGGGCCAGGGCCAGTACAAGCTTGCCGCATTCGACCTCGCCATCCTCGATCCGGCCTAACCCATGCTGCGCGCCTGGGTTGGTTCAAAGAGCGCCTGGACAGGCGCGTCCACGATCTGGCTCGGCATCGAATACGCCGAGGAGACGGCAGCGGCCGCCGGCGTCGCAGGGGCGGACGCGTCCGGCGGAAAGCTCGCCGCTGGTTCCGGGCAGGCCGGCGGCTTGGGCCAGTCCCGGGCCAGGGGTCGGAAAATCGGCCAGGGGGCCGGTGATGCCGCAGCCTTTGGCCCGGCCCAGGCCGCCGGCCTCAAGGTCGCCGTGGGCCGGGCCGCGGCCGGTGGGGCCGGCCAGGCCACGGCCGTAGGCCGGGGGCAGGAGTTGCGCCACGGCGAAGCCGCCGCCGTTGGGCTAGGACGCGCCACGGCCGCCGGACGGAAACAGGCCTGCGGGAGCGCCGCCGTCGCCGGCCCGGGGCTGGCTTCGGGCCACGGCGACAAAAAGGCTATGGGCACGGCCGAAGCCGCCGGCCCGGGCCTGGCCCTGGCCGGCGGCGAAAAGCTGGCCTCCGGCGCGGCAGCGGCCACGGGAATCGGCCGGGCGGCGGCCGTAGGCAGGCCCGACGCCTTGGGGGCCACGATCCTGCGCCTGGACTGCCCGGTCATGAGGACCATACGTGGCGACTGCCCCGTGGTCGACAACATAGAGGGACTGTGCCCCGTCACCCGCCAACTTTTTTTGTCCCCTTGCCGAGGTAGATCATGACAACCGAAAATTCCATCCCCGCCGGCTACGTCTCCGGCACGTCGTTTTCCGTGGCCGTCGAACGGGCGGCCGAATTCTCGCCCGGCGTGCGCGTCCTGGCCGACTGCCAGGCCGATGGCCTGCGCCTGGGCACGTCGACCGGAGCCGCCGGCAACGTGGTCGCCATCGCCGTGGACAACAGCCAGAGCCTGACGCCGAACCTCACGCAGGTGTGGCACGGGCCAGACAGCCGGGTTGCCCTGGTCAACCACGGACACACGGGCCAAGCCGACGGCGGTCTGCTGACCGCCGTGCTGGCCGCGCTGCCGGCCCACTACGCCCGGTCGGCCCTGGCCGGTTTGGCCGGAGCCGACGCCGTTGGCCGCCGGTCCCTGGCTCTGCCCGGCCGCATCACGGTCAACGTGGGCGAGGCCGGCTACGCCTTGTCCGGCCTGCCGGCCATGGACCTGAACGACGCGGCCAACTGGGATGCGGCCGCTCCGGACTACACCAACCCGGCCAACCGGGCCGGCAAGGACTTCTGCGTCTACGCCTGCGTCCAGGCGGGTGGGACAGCCAGGCTCCTTTTTTCCGCCAATGCCACGTTTCCGGCCGGCTACGACGCCGCCACCTCTCGGAAGGTCATGGGATTCCACTGCCTGTGTCTGTCGGTCGGGGCCATTGACGGCCATGCCCTGTCCGGGTTTCTCACCGGCGACATCCTGCCGGCCAGCATATGGGACCTCAAACATCGCAGCGCCGCCGACCAGGCCGGGCGGGTGTACAGTCCCGTGGCCGGCGGCAAGTGGGGCATGATCTACATGCCGTCGGTCAGCGGTGGAAAGCTTGTTTCCGCCTACGGCGGCACCATCGCCTGCGGCGACACCGCCCCGGCCTTCCATTGGTTCAAGTTCAGCCAGTGGTTGGGGGTCCAGGGCGAACGCCTCATGACCCAGACGGAGTTCGTGGCCTTTTCGCTTGGCAGCAACCAGGGGTCCGTCCTCGGCGGCACGGTCAAGCCGGCCACCACCGGCGGCCACGT